CTGCGTGAACAGTATGACTACGTAGAACTGAGTTGGGGAGGCGGACACGACAGCACTATGATACTGAAGGCGGCCGAGCAGGCCGACTGCCAGATAGATCTTATATCCATGCAGGTGCATGGCGATCCAGCAACACACAGGACAGGGTTCAACTCTGAGATATCAGAGAACATGCACCACGTGGAGTCATATGTCGAGAGATTCCCCCAGACCAAAGTGAGGTATCTTGACATAGACGAGTGCTACGATAAGACCATAGAGCAACACCACGACCACGCACTGTGGTGCAGTCTAACCACAATGGAGATGTTGGACGACATCTGTAGGATAGGCACAGATCACTTTGTTCCAGAGCGCATGGCCGGCAACGGAGTCATACTGTCAGGCCAGGGTTGGAAGAATGCGATCCACAACAGATTGACGGACACCTGGTCGCTGTTCCTGGGAGACACGGAGGTCAACCAATTGGGAGCGATCAGTTTCCGGTTGCCAACAGTGAGGTTCTATGAAACACATGACATAATGATAAAGGTGGGTGAGGAGATTAGGAACTGGTACAACAACGCCACGGAACAAGAAAGGTTGCGTGTGAACATCACGGGCAATGATGACCTGTGGACCACCAACAACGAATGGGTACACGACGAGATCATGTACAAGGGACTGGACATCTTCCACGACAGCAAGAGCAAGGACTGGCTGTTGCCATGGCAGGAGCAACCTCGCTTCTCGTTCTGGACGAAGGAGAATGACAAGTACAAGGAGTATTACCAGTGGATAAAAATGCTCAACGAGAAGGTACACAACTCATGTCTTCTAGGCACAGGCGGCATACTAGGAGATGGACGCAAGAACATCACTGCCGCGGTGATTGACTTTTAGGATGTATACATTATAATAACGCTATGGATCCGGTTTTCTTGAATCTAATAATAATGTTTGCGGGTATACTGCTTGGCCTAGTGGCAGGAGTACTGCCGGGCATTGGTAATGTCATAACACTGATATTGGTTTACCCATTCATAACGGACTTCGATCTATTCCAGATAGTGCTGTTCTATATGTGCCTGGCGGGAGCCGCACAGTACACGGGCAGTGTGGTGGCCACCACCCTCGCGGTGCCAGGCGAGACTTCCAGTCTACCTGCGGTCACTGAAGGACACAGGATGTTCCTTTCGGGCAGGGGCAACTACGCGATCAGCAACAGTGCCATAGGCAGTTTCTTTGGCGCCGGTATTGCTTCTGGCATAATGTTGTTGCTGTTGCCTGTGGGGGTGTACGCCATATCAAAATTCTACAACACACACATACAATCTGTGATACTGATAGGTGTCGCGATATTCCTGATAATGACCTACGCCGGACAGAAGTGGTATCACAATCTCTTGCTGTTCGCCATAGGTTGGTTCCTGAGTTCCATAGGATTCTCCAAGGAACTGATGCAGTACAACTACGAATGGCTGATAGACTACAAGAAGTTCTACTACCTACACTTCGGTCTGCCCCTGTATCCAGTGGTGGTGGCACTGTTCGTGTTCCCAATCTTCCTCAAGGAGTGGAACAGTCCTAGGCCCGACTCCAGCGCACTGGACAAGTTGTGGGACAACAAGTTCGTGCAACACCTGAGAGAGTTCTGGAACAACATAGGTTCCAGCATACGTGGGACAGTGATAGGCAGTCTATGTGGACTGGTGCCACACATGACATCTACCCTGGCCAGTAACGTGGCCTACATCAGGGAGATGAACAGGCAGAAGAAGAAAGGCGCCTATGACGAGAACGGAGACATCAAGAGCCTTGTCAGTGCAGAGACGGCCAACAACGCGGCCGGACTGACACAACTCACACCCCTGCTGTTGATAGGGATACCGATCACCACCAGCGAGGCGATCGTGCTGAACATAATCGAGAACAATATGCAGGTCATAAATTGGGAGACCACAGTGGCTTCAGGCATGTTTGGTCAGTTAGTGATTTACTTCATAGTGATGAATGCTCTGTGTCTACTAGCGGCATGGCCATTTGCCAAGCACCTACACGTGCTGTTCAAAATTAATCAGAAACTGCTGTACACTCTCACGTTCATACTGTTGATGTGTCTGGTGTTCTACATGGGCACCATTGTGCAACAGCAGATGTACTACATGATGGTTACCGCCGCACTGTTGCCTATCGGATACCTACTGCGAAGATGGGACACACTGATAGTGATCTTCGCATTTGTTCTGCAGGGACAGATACAGGGTGCAGTGATAAGGCTGTTACATATCTACTCTGACTGGTTACCACACATTCCAAATCTCGGTATCAGATAATATTACCAAAATAAATACCCACGTAACGCCGATAGCAACATCGACGTCGGGATAAAAACTGACGCCTGAGAGATCGCAATATGCCAATATCAGATCTCTCTTTACTCATTAGAGAACGCCAGCCCGTGAGCATTCGCAAACATTTCCAAAACAGACAGGACACGTACAGGAATAACTAACTCCTATTGCTTGACTCGTGTCCTGACTGTTGACACGTTGTACTCAAAAATGTATAATGTTGAAAGTTAACTTAAACAAAGGAAAAATAAATGAAGAAGACAATCATCGCGTTTTTTGTTTCACTGATGTCCCTTACGTCTGTGAATGCAAAGACAATCGATTACCTAGTAACAGGTACCCCGGGTGGAACTGCTTACGACAACGCTGAATTGTTCATTCCTATCTTGGAAAGAGAGACAGGATACAAGTTCAACAAGATCATCGTTGACAGCACAGTTGGAGCCACTATCTATCTAAAAACAAGCAAGAACCCAAGTGTTTGGATCCAAAACACACTGGAGCACGAAACTGTAGGAAATGAATTACAGGCCTCTCCGGAATCATGGATCGGAACAGGTTGGGGCAGAGCAATGGCATTCTGTTCTAACGACAGCATTGACATTGCGGTAAACAAATTGAAAGCCGGTAAGAGACTTACATTCGCAGTTTCAAACTCATACGGTCAGCACTTGATTGACCCGTTGGTTGAAGTGACTGGCACACCTATGAAGTTCGTTCCATACGGTTCATCAGGTAAGAGTCTCAAAGGTTTCATTGCAGGTGATACAGATATGTTATTCACTAACATGCCAAAAGCAGTTAGCGGTGTGACAAAGAACGGTATCTCTTGTTGGGCGAACACCGGACCTACAAAGATCTTAGACATGGAGCCAATGGCAGACCTATTCCCAGACTACAAGTACAATGACATCCAAACGTTCACTTACTTGGATTCTGCTAACATGAGCGAAGCCGATGTAGCCAAACTTAGAGCGGCATGGGTGAACGTGTTAAAGGACGGTTCTGTTACAGGACACATCGAAAAGAAAAAACTATTCCATCCATCTGTGTACGGAGACTTAGACTCCACAGGTTGGTCCGCGATATTAGATAAAGCGGGAAAAAGTTGGGTAGGAAAATAATACACCAGTGGTGCGTGGCCTCCGGGCCACACACTTCAATACAAGGAGAATAGATGACAGTTTTGATTTGCGGTGCTAATGGTTCGATAGGAAGTTTCGTGGCACAGGAAGAAGCAAAGACACACAAGGTGGTAGGTACATACAGGAAGTACGACGACCACGCAAAAGAATTAGAGAAGAATCCAAACATCACAATGGTGCAAAAAAATATGTTTGAGGGCACCGACATGAAAGATGTTGTGGAGACAGCAAGACAACAAGGACCGATAACAAAGGTGTACTGGCTGGTCGGCGAAAGTTGGAACATAGGCTGGGACAAACTGAAACTTGAGGACATACAACACGCGGTGAAGATGTGTGCAGAGCCGTTGGCAAGTTTGATCATTGAGTGCAAACCTGAACTCTCTGACGAGAACAATCTAATGAAATGGGCAAGTATATCTGGGATCAGTTCCTTGATCTACGCAGGTGGTCCGAACAAGCCAGCGACTGGTGGGGCCAAACACATGGCGGAGTTCTACTTCAGGTCTGCGAGTGCTTTCTGGACCTGGAAGAAAAACTTATTCAATAATGTGATACTTGGAAACTCAAAGAGAACCAAGAACTTGTACGTGGGTTACCATGGCGAGGCACTGAAAAAGATATACAAAAATGATATACCATTGGGCACGGGAACGGAATCAGAAAACGTTGCCAACGTGTTGCTTTGGTTGAACAGCGATACCAACAAGTTCATGACAGGGCAGAACATTGTGTTCGATGGTGCAGAGACGATCAGGACCAGGGACAATGTCAAGGACACTCCCATGAAGGACCATCCCAAGTACTACTAAGATGAAGATCGCAATCACAGGAACCACTAGTGGCATAGGCAAGGCCACTACCGAATTACTGTCGTCAAAGGGTCACGAGATATTTGAAATCAATAGGCCGGAATGGGATCACCATGACCTCGACAAGTTACAGGGCATAGACCTCAAGGGTTATGATGTGTTGATCTGCAATGCGGGTCACGACAAAGGACACCAAAAGTTCATAGACTCGCCTTTCGAACAATGGATGAATGTCATGAAGTGCAATCAACTGGCACCAATGTTGCTGACACAGATATTCACCAGGCAGAACGAAAAAGGGACAATAATCTATATGACCACCCACCAGGATTCAAACTCCAGCAGTGCAGGTGCCTATCACACTGCCAAGTACGGATTGAAGTTTATGATAGAAACTTTACGCAATGAAACCAAGCAGTTTCGATTTGTTGACTTCAGCCTAGGTAGGATAAAATCTTCCATGAGGAAGAACTGGGGTGTGCCGTTGACCGATGACCAAGCGAACTGGACGGGTCCACACGCCAACGCTCTGGAGTCGAGAGACATCGCTGTGCAGGTGGATCACGTGATCAATAACGAACACGTCACCAACATCTTCGTCAAGCACATACAGAGATAGATTATTCCTCGTATCTTGTTTTTGGGACTGGACCTTTACTGAACCGTTTGTGTTTGACGAAACGCTTGTTGCCCACCTTGTAGATTACAGGTGGCTTCTCCTCGTAGGATTTGATAGTGAACTCGTAGTATCTTTTCCATAACTTCTTAATCCATTTAAGCATATGTCGTCCTCCGTCATATTAGTTCAGTACAGTTACAGACACCGGCACCACAGGCACGGCGACTAACACGTTTCTTTCTTCAGGATAGGTGTACGCTTCGGGCCATACCCATGTTGTTTGCTCGGGCGTGGACCCTACAAGCAACAACATGAATACGAATTTCGCCAACATTATTTTTTCCAAAACATTGCCTTTGAACTTGCAGATTTAAGGTCATCCCATTTCTCATTGGCAAACCAACCCACTGCTATTCCGATGATTATTCCTAATGTAAAAAACATATTGTTCTCCTTATAGTAACCATATTTATTTCTTTACATACAGCCAAAATATGTTATAATTACTGCATATGAAAACTAGTATTATAATAGCACTTGCATTAATGCTCACAGGTTGCGCGATACCTTCGAACCCAAAGTTAAGTTTTGGTAAGAAGTGTCAAGTATCGGGCTCGGACATCACATATTCATATGTGTGGCTCTATGACAAAAAGGCAGGACTCAAGGCCTCTGAAGGTCAGTGTGTCCACCTACCCGAAGGCAAATAATGTACAAGATACTGATACTGGCCTACTTGATAGGCCAGGACCCTATAATCACCATGCAGACATTTGAGATGGAGAAAAAATTTGGCTCCATGGAGGAGTGTAAGAATGAACTGCTACTCAAAGATCCCGTGAGGGACACCTATGATGTACTCTGGGAGTTTGTCAACGACATGGAATTCCAGTATGATTGGTTGTTAGCGGGTTGTAAGAATGACGAGACAGGTGAGGAGTTTCATATAGAACCCACATATCCCAAAGGGAAACCAGCAGAGTTGGAAGGCTTACAATTAGACGGTCAACTTAAGGTTTAAGAGTTCTCATCAAACTTTTCAAAACTTTCATCAACTTCTTTAAGATATTCATCTTGTGTCTGATGTGGGTTATCATCCGACTTTTTGTTCCTGTACTTTTCACAGTCCGGATTGTTTGGTGCGAACATACATCCGAGCATTAGGCCTAGATTCTTTACATTACCAACTGTGTCCAAAGTGGTGGGTTGTTTTGGTCCCTTTGTCTCCAACTGTTTGTTGGCACAGCCAGACAGAGTGATGGCGATCAGTATGGTCGCAAGTGTCTTGAGTGTTTTGGATGTCATCGCGGTTATTTAACCACGAACAGTATTAGCCTCTATTGGAAAGAATCTTTTACAGCGATCTTTCCAGCGTTGGCGCCGTTCTTGATAACATACTGTTGTGTGCCGTTGGCACCAACTTCAACTTCTCTACGCAACAGTTTACCTAACACAGATTCTTTGGCCTTCTTCTGCATTTGTTTTGCGTAAGCAATTATTGACTTTGTGTCTCTCATATGTTCTCCTCTAATACCTTGTTGGGTCTATTATTTATGTGTTACTTGCATATCAGTTATGCTTTTATAACATAGCATATTTTACTAGGTAAATCAACTCGATAGGCAACTACTCCAGAAGTATTTTTACCAGCAATATACAGGCGTCTGTGTGCGTTTAAAAGGTAGACTAGAACGGGTTTATAGTGTAATATAATAACTGTGATGCCGCTTTAGCTCAGTTGGTAGAGCAACTGATTTGTAATCAGTAGGTCCGCGGTTCGAATCCGTGAAGCGGCACCATTTGAACCAATTATGCCAGAATTACCATATACACCAAAAAACTCATTGGTCTTGCATGCGATTGGTTCGTTTGGGGGATTGGTGAAGTGGGATCACGCATCCATGGCATGGATGAGTCAGGAGTTCGACTCTCCTATCCTCCACCACACAGGTGCCCGTAGTTCAGTTGGATAGAATACGAGTTTCCTAAACTTGGGGTCGCAGGTTCGAATCCTGCCGGGCACGCCAAAGGACCGGTAGCTCAGTTGGATAGAGCGTGAGTTTGCGGAACTCAAGGCCATAGGTTCGAATCCTGTCCGGTCCACCATTAGCACAATAATTAATTGTGTGAAAAGATTCTATTCCATACAACTCAGCGAACGCAACGAGAACGTGCCTGCCTATGTGGCAAAAATGTTGCTGAAAAAGGAATCACCCTTGATACAGTACCTGGATGAGAACAAGGCTTTGAGATTTAGACACCTCAAGAAGAAGAACATCCTGGAATGCTACGGCGACGAGAAACACCTCGTGGTTGGCAAACTAAAATACCCGGATCTGTTCGGACGCAAGGGCAGGATGGGTTTCATGGAACTGTACATAAGCATGAAGATCAAGCAACAGATGATGCTGTCGAAGGGGAGCGTATGAGGTACGGATTTTTCTCTGACAGAGAGCCCAAGGCTTTTGACGACTGGCCGTTCAGGTGCCCGTCGTGGAACCCCATGCCAGATGGCAAGAAGAACGTGGTCATACTGGGTTGTTCGCACACCTGGGGAGTGGGACTGGAGCCAGAGGAGACATGGGCACACCACGTCAGCCAATGGAACACACAACGACTTAGGTACTGGAACCTCGGACAACCTGGATACAGTCCGGAGGGAGTGGTACGTATGCTGTACAGCACAGAGAAGACGCTGGACCCAAACATTATCATAATATGCTGGCCCGAGACCAGCAGGCGAGAATGGTATAGTGGTTCCAAGAACACACCACTGAACCTCCTGGGCACCGACGAGAAGTTGCGATACCAGACCAGTGATGATGACCTACAGGTGTTCTACCGTTCACTTTTCTTCGTGCAGAAATTCGCAGAGCACAAGCGGGCCAAGGTGTTCCACTGTTTCGCACAGACATACGTGGACATCAAGCAGGTGGATCCTCAACTGAACGTGCTGGAGGATTACACGCTGAGGAACTGCTGGCCCCACTGGGACAAGTTCACTGCCAGGGACCTCCACGCCTCACCATCATACGCCAGGGATGGCGCACACTACGGCATCGAACACCATGAGCGTTTCGCAAAGTTGTTCCTGGATAGGTTCGGTCCCAAATTGAAATAATCTAATTGCGTTTGTAGAGCCTGGGAGCCTGCACCCTGGGTCTGGTGTGCTCGTGGTCCAGCAACGGCTTCACACGCTCCAGTTCCTGCTGGAACCTGTCATGCTCTGGATGGTCTGGATGGAATATGTCCTGCTCGCGCCAGTCCGACATCACGCCCCAGTCCTCGATCTTGTTCAGCCACAACCGGTCCACCTCGTACTGCTCCGCCAGGTATATGATATCACGCATCTCGTGGTAGTTGTGCCTCTGCACCACGAAGTGCATGACGAACTCGAACCCGTGCTCGCGCTTCTGTTGTCGCATGCACTCCAGGTTCTCTTGTATCTTGTTCCAACGCCCGCCCAGCCTCAGCCGCTCGTAGGTCTCTCGGGTGGCGCCATCTATGCTCACGCCCAGTTGCGTCGTGCGTCCTATCACGTGCGGAACACGTGTGTGGAACTCCTGGAACATGAGCCCGTTGGTGAGGATGGTGTATTCTATGTTGTCGCGCACGGGCGTGTGCTCCATGAAGTGCCTGTACACATGGGAAGCGAACGGGTCACCATCGGATCCTATGTGCACCTGTATCGGTGTGTCGCACATGGCCAGCCAGTCGTTGACCCTGTCCGCCAGCAAGATGCCCCTCCGGTACGCTGAACCCTCCTTGTGGAATATCATGCCCTTGCGGCAACTTGGACACCTCAGGTTGCAACTGTCATCTATGGCCAGCCTCACCTGGAACGGCCTGCCCTCGTCCCAGCCTATGCCGTGCCGCAGGTGTGTGCACCTGTGCTCGTTGCAGTACCTGAACGTGCCGTCCTCTATGGTGGCCTGCAGGTGCCGGTGTGTGTTGCCGCCCAGTATCTCCGATAGTGGTTTCAACTGAAGGTTGCCTATGCTCTGTGGCAACCAGGCCTGGCACTCACAGGCGTAGCACGATCCCTGCTTGTCTATCAGCACGGTGTCGAACGGCCTCGGACACCTGACCTGCATCTTGAGGTCCTTGCCTGTGTCTATGCCGTAATGGTCAAACAGTCGTTGGTTTATCTTCATTTGTTAAAGTTGTTTTATGAACTGGTCTATATGTAATTATTTGTTTGTAACCGTGAGGAGAAAGTTTACCAAATGCAATTATTAAGTGTTGCTTTTTTGATAAATATAACTTACAATCCAGAGCGGTCACTAGGCCAGTGATCGCATTTATAAACCTTATAGAAAAAGAAAAAGATATAGGAGACAATCTATAATGAAAATGACAAAGAAGAAGACGGCCATAGGTGCGGCCATAATAGTGGCACTTGTGGTAATCGGTTGGTTGATGAAACCAACACCGGCCGAAGCGGCTGATATGAAGGTTTATGGTTCACTGAACTATATGCTTTCTAACAACGAGGACGCCAACGGCGTCTCAACATCAAAGGCAGAGAACAATGGTTCCAGCATCGGTGTTGACTTCTCGAGCAACATCTCAGAGGGCGTTGACGGTTTCGCCAAGTTGGAAGTGGCGATCGATGCAGATGACTCTGGTTCCACACCATTTGATTCAAAACTGGCTTTCGCCGGCGTTGACATGGGTGGAGCAGGTGTGCTATCAGCCGGAAGACAGAATTCTGTGTTCAAGGGTGCTGTGACATCTAAGACGGATGTGTTCCCGGAATACGGTAATACTGCCGCACAGAAACTGTTCAGCAGAGACTCACACACAGTGATCTACTCGAACACGCTTGGTGCGATCCAGATCGACAACTTGGTAAAAGTTGACGGTACAACTGGTAAGTCAGGCGTTGACGTGTACGAGACTGCGGCGTCTATGGACATCAGCGACAGCCTAAACGTGGGTATCGCCTACACGGATGACAAAGTGAACAACATCGAGTACAAGGGTGTTGGTGCTTCTTTTGACATCACAGATGCCACAACGATCGGTTACAACCACACAATCAAGACTGTGGAATCAACCGATCTTGACACCAAAGCCAACGAATTCGTTGCTTCGCACGTGATCGAAGACACAACGTACTCAGTGGGTTACGGCAAGATCAAGGATGGAAACACATACACAACAGTGGGAGCCGAGAAGAAGATCGGTGAAAACTTCAGCGTGTATGGTGCCTTTGAAATGACAGACGTCACATCAGGTGTTGACACACAAGATGCCGCGGCTGGAATCAAATTCACATTCTAATTTAAACACAGTGGAGCCGGCGGAGATCAGAGATGGTCAAGGTCGGCTTTACGCTTTTTAACGCTTCGCGTTATTTTCCTAATTTACGCTTTTTTGGTAATTTACGCATTGGTAAAATGCTTGTTGTATTCTATCACGTCTTTTGATTGTTTTGTGTCCCAACTGAATCTTGCCCTACTGCAAGTGTTACACATCATATTTTTTTTCTCTTCTTGCCATTTGTCACTGTAAAGCATGTTATGGTATTCCCTGAGGTTGTTCCATACACCTGCCATACCTAGTTCAAACACGTTGCCAAAGTTTGTTTGTTTGGTGGCATCATCACAGCAAAGCACAGCAGTGCCGTCTACCATTATCTCTAAACGTCTTAGTATCTTGCCATGCACCATTGAACATCCTTTTACAAAATTTTTTTCGTTTATACCAAAATTGATACCGTCGTCGTCAAACTTGTTATAGACCAATCTGTTCTCAAGCCAATCCTTTTTCACTTTGACTTTTCCTAAAGTCAACTTCTGTATTTTGTCTACAATTTGTCCGTACTGTTTTTTCTCAGGGTGTTGTATCTTATGTTTAATGCCTATGTTCATTTTCTTACTCAGCTCGGGATATTTTTCTTTAATCATCTTTAAACGTTCTTTGGTCACGTTCCAATCTATGTCCATGTATTCTCTGATTTCCTCCCTGTTGTATCCGATTATAGAAATGTTTATTTGTTTGATGTAAGATGTGTATTTCACCAGCCACTTGCACTTAGGTTCGGTAAAACTCACTGCGTTTGTGGTCAGTACCACTTGTAGGTTGTGACTTGCACACAGTTCGAAAATTGTTTCCAGATCGGGACACACTAGTGGGTCACTGTATCTCCATGGGGATACAACAGAGTGATTGGTGTTTATGCTATGCTTTTTCAGACCGCTGGCAAACTCATCAATGAGACCTGATATTTGTTCGCCGGTCATACGTTTGCCTCTGTACTCCTTGTCCTTCTCTAGGAATGTGTAAGGACAACAGAAACACCTAGCATTGCAGAGGTTAATTGGTTCGAAAGCGAGCTCTATGGGTGTCGGTAGTGTAGCGTTAAACATGAGTCATTATCCAATCATCCATACCGTCATAGTCTGCGATCTTGTAATCGTTCTGCTCCAACCATCTCACTGCGTCACCGTACTTGCCCTTGTTGTAGGTCTCGGTGGTATGGTTCTGTTCGAGCACCACAACTGGTTTATGTTTTTTTAAAGTGTTCACAGCACCCTTGAGTACGTTCAGTTCGTCGCCCTCCACATCTATCTTTATGAAATCCACATCATCGAAGTTAAAACTGTCTATGGTCTTGAGTTGTGCTGTCTCGCCGGCCACGTTAGTCACGGCACCGTTGAAAGTTATAGTGCCGTTGTGGTCGCCCACTGCACACCGGTGTATCTTGCATTTGTTGGGATTGAGGTTACGCCATTTCAGTTTTGGTCTCATGTCGAACATATGCACCTTGCTAAAGTCTTTCTGCATGTGTTTGGCGAAGTGTCCTCTTTTGGCTCCTATGTCTAGTGCTGTCCTCGTGTTGGTAAAGTAAGGCCTGCATCTCGCATAAGTGTGACCGCATATGTCTTCGATGCTCTTTATGATGTCGGCGTCGAGCCTTTTGAATTTGTTAGATAGCATTGTCATCACCACCTGTAATTACGTTCCTGAGATTATCACAAAGCATACTGTCTTTCCATGGGAAGCCCTGCGACAAGTTAACGAACTTGATGCTCTCTGCCTCGAATTTTTTTGCATAGAATTCGAGCATGTGTATGCCCTTCGACCTGTGCCCGTCGGGGACCGTTTCTTCTCTTTTGCTGGTGTCTTTGTAGAAGTGTGTATCACCCTTCCTGTAAACCATTTCAACCCCCAGCAGGTATATTTCCGTGAATCCCATGAAGTATGCTATCACTGCCGCATTCAACACAGCGTTGCCTGCCTTGCCCCATCCGTCTTGCCATGATTTCGGCCACTGATCCACGACTCTCACTTCTCTGGTCTGGACGCCGTATGGCCTGCCGGGAGGCACGTGATACTGGAACGGCAGGAACGATTCTCCATGATATTCGGGCAAGTTTTTGAACCAATAGGGATATAGTCGTGTGCCTTGATCTGTTTCACACAACTCAGCGTGGAAATCCTGATACACCACAAGATCACACACGACCAGGTAGTCGTAATGGTCTAGACCATGGTCCAGGGCCTTATATCCTCTGTTGGTGATGAACACCTTTTCATCTTTCAACAGTTCCAATTCTTCTTCGATGAGGTTTGGTGCATTTCCCAGTATGAAACACCTCTGTCCCTTGTGTTTGGTATCGAAATCGGTCCACGCAAGTTTGTTCATTAGAACTCTCCCACATCATTTAATACTTGGGTGGGATCTGATCCAAAAGTTGCCTCCAACTTGACTGTCATCTCTGTCTTAAGTTTGTCTTTCAGTTTTGACAGCACAGCATTCCATTTCTGTTGTGGCACACATATCACGCCGTCTGTGTCGGCAAATATTATGTCATTGTTCCTTACACTTACGTTGTTTATTTTTACTTTTGAATTCATTTGTTTGACCGTGCCTTCAAATCTGATATCGTCGGCCCTATTACCGTGTGCGTACACAGGTAACCCCATTGCTGATACCCTGTCTGTGTCGCGTGTATGTCCGTCTACCACCACACCGACCGCTCCTTCCCGGATGGCAAATATTGCATTAAGGTCCCCGAAGTATGCCTTCTCAGGCACATCGGTGGCCACTACAATAACGTCACCGGGCACTATGAAATCATAACTTTGTAAGGCATCAAATATGCCTTTCCAGTTTTCATCCTTTAGTGTTTCTAGTTGTAGTGTCTTTGCATAACCTAGAAACTTCCCCTTCGATTGGGGTTTTATCTTATCACTTAAAAAGTGTTTGATGTTCATTTCTTTGCAGATGTCACTTAACATAGGACTTGTGATGACCTTTGATAAAAGTTTCAATTGTTGTGTCTTAAATGAACGCTGTCCTGCACAAATAACCTTTGCCAGTTCCAGATCCTCTTTGTTATTAATGTCTATGTTCTGCAAGGGTGTTAGTTCGTAAAGCATTACATTATCTGTAAATCTTTTTTGAACTGCCTGTCCGCCTGTCTTCACAGCATAAAAACTCATGGACTCAGCCACTGTGCCTGGTAGGTCCTTGCTGTTGGGTATTCGATCGCCATATGTGGGTGTTCCATTTTTCCATTCGTAAATCTTTTGTGTGTTGGTAGCCACTAGACTAGTGTGTGAGCTCTCTTTGAATTTTTTCAGTGCTTGGTCTATTGTATTGGCATCCAAGAAAGGTGCAGTACACAGTACTTGAACAACTATGTCGGCGTCTGTGTGCCTCGTTTGATTTGCGAACATCTCGTGTCCGTCTGTTTTGTTGTTTGCCAGTTCTTTGTTCCGGTATAGGTGTTTGACAGGTAGGTCACTACACAGTTGGTGTATATTATCACATTCACTATCTATCCACACTTCGTCTACTTCCGAACACTGTAATACTTGGTGCAGTTTCCTTTTGAATAGGTACTCGCCGTCTAGAATTGTTAGATTTTTATTTGCAATTCTTTCACTTTGACCTTTTGCGGGTACAAATATGGCTGTCTTGGATTTCATCCAACTATTTAATCTATATATTTTTCTAGTCTAAATCCTTTGAAATCGTAACATTCCACGTAGTCTGAGTTGTTGCTGTGTCTTATTCTGCGTATATTATGTTAGGAAAAATTATTGTTCTTCGTCTGAGTGCAGTTCGTTCAACAGTTGTCTCAGTTTGCCGCCTTCCACAGTCGCTTTCACTTTGCCTATGGTGTCACCCTTGGTTGGGTCTGGTGCATTGTCTCTTGCATCTTTCGGAGTATCGTTGCCCGTGACTTTGGATGTCTTCTTGAGGTTATCGTATATGGTGCTACGCTGTTTGTCAAACTGTTTGTATTCTGGATCGTCCGCCAAGTCTCTGATACGTAAACTGTCCACATCAAACTCCAAGTCAACTTTTTGTCCAACGCCCGAACTTGATCTTGTCTTCATGAACTGTATCTGATATCTGCCACGCTCCTTCATTGCCCTCGATGTGAATATACCTATCACGTTGTCAGCAGTCTGTATCTTAGACAGTCCGCCTGATATGTGGCTGTGGTCGAACTCTATCTCCTCGACCGATGCCCTGTTCAACTGTGATGCTGTCGCCAACACACACTGTTTCTCTACAACCAAATTCCTCAGTTCCTCAGACACATACTTGTCCTTGATAAACAGGTCCGCTGGTGATATCCTTTTGCTCTTTGGCATCATAAGATCCAAGTAGTCTATCAATATACAGTCTATTTTCTTCTTGTTCTTCAGTTCTAGTTCTTTCAAATATGTCCTAACGTCTAGCACGTTACTACCACTTGGCAAGTATTTGATCTGCAAGTTTCCTGATTTCTTCTTCAACATCTTGACTTTCATCTCAACATTCTCTATCTCAGGAAACACTTTCTTGGTTGGAATGTTTGTCATCATAGCATCCAATCTCATTGCTGTCAGTTGTTCACTCAATTCAAAAGATATGTAACAAACGTTCAGACCAGCCAGTGCCCAGTTCACCGCAAGATTCTGCAAGAACAAACTCTTACCTGCGCCTGATCCACCTGCAAAAATGTTTAGTTCTCCACGGTTGAAACCGCCAAACAGTTTCTTGTCTAGGTTCTGCCAGCCAGTGCTGATCTGTCCGTTGTTTGCCTTGAGTGCCTCTAGTCTTCCCTTAGGATCCTCAAAGTAGTCTGTACCGAGATCACGTGTCAGTCCAACGTTGACAGCGTCCTTGACCATGTCCTCTACCGGAGCATAGTCTCCCTTTTCAAGCAAGTCTGCTGATTGTAGGATTGCATGTTCCAGTGCCTTGTGTCTCGAGAATGTTTCAAATTCGTCCAGCAACCAGTTGAAATGGCTAGGATCCAAGTCCTTGGCCGATTTCAGTTTGATGTCGTGTTTGGCGTTGACCTGTTCAACGTCTGGCATAACCTTGTACTCGTCCATGTAGTCCTTGACGAACTTGGCAATCGGTTGCAGTTTACGATCAAACGATTCCGGTTTGAATATGTTCTGTGCCCTCGCAAATGATTCTGCGTCCGCTAGGAGCATCTCTATGTAAAGTTTCTGTACGTCAAATGTGTATTCTGCCATGCGTCTATTATATACTATTGTGATATTTTTTTAAATAAGTTTTTATCGATATTGGTAACTTATCTGGTTTCTGTTTTGCGTTGTATTCGTCTATGATTTCTTCTAGCAACGTTCTGTCTTTTATTTCACAGCAGTTGGATAATTCTGAGAACTCTTTTTCCAACACTCGATTCATGTTTACCGATTTCACACTATGCAAATGCTTGTTCTCTTCTTCAGTATACAGTTTAAACATTTTCATTATCAGAAGATTTTCTATGTCCTTGTGTCCTTTGTCTATTTTAAAGTTAATAGGCGTCTTGTGCATGGCATCTATTATTGCCTGCCTTTCTTTGATATACATGTTGTTTGCCTTCATCTCTTTATCACTGAGGTAGCATAGTATCAGATTTGGTAGATCTAGTTCCTGTATCGCATTTATCCATTGAGGATGACAGCGTTGGAACCAGGAATCGTTGTATTGGTTGTCACGCAAATGCTGTTCTATGCTTACGCCACTTTGCAAAAAGTCTTTATATTCATAGTACGAATGCGTTTTGGCTATTGCGTTTTGCTTGTATTGGTGTGCGGTGTTGTTTTCAAATCCTGCGAATGTAAACTTGCCATCTATCTGTGATCTAATTAACAGGCTCAGCAGTGTGCCACAACTGCCGGGCGTGTAAAAAATATAATATATTTTGTCAAGGTCAACCATGCATCTTCCTCTTCAAATCTATCTTCAGTTTACTTGTTTCTGTTGTGTTGAGTATAGACTGTAATGTGAACAACCTACCGTAATGACTCACTGCGTCTGCAACATCGCCCACGTCGTCTTGCCATTCTGGAAACGCCACACCCCATCCATACTCGATTGCTTGGTCTATCAATTTTTCTCCTGGAGCGTCTCTGTCAGGCACTACTATCACTTGCCTTCCGAGACCGTCTATCAACTCTCTTTGTGTGTCATTTATCTCACTACCAAGTATGCTCACACCAGAAACGGCTATGGCATCGAAAGGACCCTCCGTTACTATCACAAACTTCCTGGTCCAGTCCTGTGCGTCCATGTTGAACACGTATCCTGGCCACACGTCGGTATAGTACTTCACACCTTTTGATTCTTGATCAAACAATCTTCCTGTGTAACCCACGATGTCACCCCTCCAGTAGAACGGGATCAACAGTCTCTGATGTATGTCCCACATCTTGTCTGGAGAGTACATGAAGTCATACCAATCTGCGCCCATTCCTCTGCTTTCTAGGTATTTCAGCAGGCCGTCTATTTTGGTCCATTGCGGCTGTGTAAGATCGTTTGCCACATACTTCTCTAGCCACACGTCTAATTTGTGTGTGTTCCTCGGCAGTTCCTTTTTCTTGAATGATACGAATTTCTTTTTCTCATACTTGACGTCATTCTCTTCTTCACGCATGGCCTCGATGGCCAATTTTTTGATTGTGTCGTCGGGTATGCCTATGTAGCTCATGAACTGTCTCATCTTGTATGTGAGCTTACGACCGATCACGTAACTGGCCTTGAACCCACAGTTGAAACAGTGGTAACTGACAGTGCCGTCCGCACTGGTCATAATGCCTCCACGTTTCTTTTTGTCTGCTGTCTCGCCGTTGTGTACACAACAGGGTGCGTTGAAACTTATCCACCCAGATGGTGTCTTCTTCCTACCCGCAGGCAGGCTCGTCAGAATAGTAGATTGGATCAGGTTCATACCCTATATTTTACTGTCTATAAAGGATTTTGTCAATACGGCCGGTTGTGCCAGTAGTCCTTGTAGCCACAAATCTCACGTTTTGGAAAACACCTGTGAAGTTGAGTGTGGAAACACTAGATGCACTGCTCAGACTCGTGTTGGTAATATCAAAATAATCGTTGTCTGATGTGGGATCACTTTCCATAGTGCCCTGTATCTTTAATGTACCTGAAAAGTTTTTTGGATAGATTGCAACAGTATGCAGAGCAATATTGTTGTTGATGCCTGGCTTGCCGTCAATTGCACTTGATGTGAATATGTCTCCTGACAATGTAAAGGCCGATACTGAAGTGCTTGGTACAAACTGGGGGTACGCTCCGTCTAGTAATTCTACTGTGCCGGCCGCCGCATATCCTGTATCAGCATAGGTAACCTCCCTGCTACCGTCTGATTTGACTTCTCGCACTGCAAAATTATAGAACTTGGCGTCCAACTGTAATAGGTCACCCTCTGTTACTGTGCAACTTGCATCACCTTTTGTGCTCACCGTTGAGCCATCATCTAACACAGTTAGTGTTTTTGTTAGAACTGATTTTTGGCTTTCTGTGTCCACTATGTTGAACTCGTAGGTCTTGCTAGTGATATCCTGTGCCTTCTGATCCTCGTTTTTAAACGTGAAAGTGATAGGATTGTTCACTCCTCTGTGTAGTGTTAAACGTCTATCGTACACTTTTGAATTCCTCCCGTGATAACCATTTACGTAGGCTATTACCAACTGTGATAGTAAATACCTTGATACTGTTTGCATAATACATATTTAACAGTATTTATAGATAGAGCATGAACGAAATTTTTAACACTTTGAGGGACAAATTCCCATTCCTAAGTCTGATCAGAAAGGGCGATTTGGAATACGTTGGTATTGTGCAAAACGAAGACGTAAATGTTATTAGTTTCTACGATTACGGGAGGCTCATGCTACCACAGGACAAAATGAAATTTTTGAAATGTGGAGAGACCTGGTGGCACGAAAGCAACAGGAAACTGCCAATCAACATATTCCTTAAGGGGCAGTTTAGGTACTTCCGCACTACACTTGTAACACTGAATTCAAAGGATGTTGAGATAGTACATGGACCAACCGTGAGACTGTCTGATATTTCAAAGAAACGGGTGAAGAGACGAACTATCCAATTGGTTAGAAAACCTATCTAGTCTTCTTTTTTTCAGGAAGTATAGCACCTGTTATAAGATAATGTTGTGTTAAACCACTATCCGGCTGATAACTGCCATACTCTGAACGTTTAGAAGACTTGGATTTTTGTTTGGATTTTTTAGATATTTTTTTCTTAGTTTTTTGACGTTGCATCAAAACTATATTTAGCACGTGACATCAGATTCATCTGCACAACGATCGCCTGGGCGTAAGCGACGGCGTGTGACTTCTTGAAGAAATATGACCCGTCCTTTGGACGCACCCATACCTCTGCCATTATGTCCTTCCAGTCCTTGTACATCAGATGCCTCTTGGCAGGACGTATTATGGCTAATACAGCCGCAAGTTGTTCGATAGTTTTGGGTTCTAGTTTCGACACTATGTTGAAATGGCCATTTAGGTGGAAAAGGTTTTCCACTGTCTTTGGATCCTTCAGCATGTCCCAGTCTGGTTCCTGTATCATCAGTTCGACTAGTTCCTGTTCTGACTTGATTTCCTTGTAGATGTTCACGTTCAGCATGTCTATCTTGAAGTAGCCTCTGTCCTCTGCTTTCTTGTAGTCCAGTGTGCTGTGCCCTGTGACCGGATGTTCAGGTACTGCGTGGAAGTAAACACCTGTCTTGTGTTTTTCTGTCTTGCCATCTTTTATCATTGTTGCCGGCGTGTGTTTGAACAGTTTCAGCACACCGTCTCTGTCAAAAAAATCTATGTCAACATCAGGCATTAATGTACACTCCCTCTGTCTTTTTCATTGTACTTGATGAACTCTTCTTTGCTACCAGGGTCCAACACATCTATTACATCTAGCAGTTTCCTGTATCCTTCTGTGTCTAGATATTCCTTATTCATGTCAGGCATTATCACTCTTCCTATAGAACCGTCTTCCTTGATTATCACAGCACAGTCACCTTCTTCGAATTTCATTTCGTCGTTTATTTCCAACTTGACCTTAGACAATTTTGGCCTCCCTTGCTGTGTCCTGTACCAGCATTGTATCTGCTGGATAACTTTTCAACTTGCTTGGCCAGAAACTTGGGTTTATAAATTTTTCTATCATCTGTAATTGTTCGTCGTTGAATGATTTTAACATCCTTTTGCCTGCGTTGCAACCTAGCAACAACCATGGACTTATCTTGCCTTGCTGTATGTGTGCCACGGCCCTATTAGTGTTGACCAGTCTGAAGTAGTCTGACCACTGTGCGTTCTGTTCAGTTGCCCAGTCCATCATTGTTGTGATGCTCCTCTGCAATGCGGCCTCAACTGGTTCTGTCTTTAATGCCTCTATCAGATACGTTTCATAGAGATCGTCTCTTGACCAATGGTCCAATTTAATCTTAGATCTTAACACAAAGTCTATGTACTTCTCTGGATACAACGGGTTTATGTGCATGATGTATCTACCAAACTTAACAAATGCGTTGTAGTATGGACTCTTCACGAAATCGTCATAGGTCTTTTCTTTCGAATTGTGTTGGTGTATCTTGTAGAATCTCTGGAACACCATGAATGCGTTGACCACCCACTTCTCATCTCGTTGTAGATATCTACGCTTGGGCTCACACAGATGCACTTGTAGTGTTCGTGCCTTAGCAAACTCCTTGCCACAGTATGTGCATTTATTCGTTGATGCCATGTGCTTCAATTAACTCCTCAAGTTCTCGGTCTGTGATGACCTTATCAAGTGTTTCTAAATCTGTTTCTTTCCAGGTTGGATATATCTGTTGTAATTTTTTTAGACTCTTGTTTGGTACACGCTTCATTGGTTTGAGCCATGGATGAAACTGTTGTTGTAATGCACCACACATAGCAGTCAGGATCCATAGCAGTTTCTTGTGTTTGCCCAATGTGAAACAGTGTTTGTTCACGCACTCGTTCACCATCTCCACGTAGTGTTCAACGAAGAATTTGTCTTTGGATGAAACGTTTGATGCGTACCTCATCAACATATAAGGTGAATACAAAGATTTCTCTTTGTCGTCTATCCTATCAAAGTAGTCTTTGTTACGATAGTCTACGGCTTTTAGTCCGTTCCTTAAATCAAAAAATTTTCTATTTTTTTCTGCTGGCATATTTTAATCCAAACATTGTACAATCCTTTGGTGTAACAAATGTTAATTTTATTTTCCTTTGCTTATGTTGTAAACCTGAAAGTTTAAATTTGTGTAAATGTAAAAAGTCAAAAAAATCGTGCATCCAATTTTCATCCATCCATACTGCTATCTTATTGCTAGTGATCATTACTGGTGCCTCAATGGTTATTGATCTCCTACCAGACCGAGCCATAATCAACCTGTTCACACTGTCTTGAAATATCTTTGACAAAGTATGCACACATGGGTTTGGCGCCATCCGACAAGGGAACGGCAAGCATCTGCCCGGACTTGATCTTTGGGAAATACCATTTCACTTCTGTGTATATGTCTACTATGTCTATGGGCATAAAGTCAGGTTTGCTACTACTCAACGGATTAAATGTGAAGGCATCAAACCCTCTATCGTTGAGACTTGTCAATGGTAACACATGCATCTCAGATTGTCCGGCCTCGCCTATCAACATCTTCCAATCCAGAGGCATTTTAATTTTGTAATCCCCTATCTCTAGTACGGCGGCAGGTGCATTAAAACTTTCAAGGAATATCAATGGTATGTAGAAGAAATCCGGGTTGCTTGGGTCTGAATTATCCAAAACCGCAAAACGTAATTTCTCGTCCACCCATTCCGGGATCTTTTCTAGTGTGTATGTCTGGTTATCCAGAGTAAGGATTTTCATAATCTATCTTTTCTATATTATACGGATAATTTGCCTCTTTGTAAAACTTTTTTCTCTGGCCGAGGTGTCTTTTTGCAAACTTGCAACTGCTTGTGATGTCCCATATCTGCACACTGTCTTTGTCCTCTGCCTTCCTTATTCCACGTCCTATACTCTGTATCACTCTCACGAACGACTTACCAGGCTCTATAAGGACAAGATTAAAAATCCTAGGAATATTAATGCCAACAGCGGCAACTCCATATGTGGCAATAATAACTTTATTTTGGCTAGTAGATACTTCATCATACTGCTCCTTTCTATCTGTATTTTTGGTTGATCCAGATACAAACACTGAATCTTTTATTTTCTTTTCAAGTATTTCTCCTGCTGATATTCTATCAACGAGTATCAGCGTGTTCCCCGATGTTGCGATACTTTGTATGGTCTGTGCTACCCAAGTCATTCTTGTAGAGTCTGTTGTCAGCCATTTCAATTCTTCTCCGTATGTTTTGAACTGTGGATGGTCCTGTGTCTGCAACACATTCACGTGGCAGTTGGCCAACACACCCTTGTCTTGCAATTCACTTGCCTGTATTCTATTTGCGACCTCACCAATGCTACATTTCAGACCCATGAATTCGTAATCTGCCTTTGGAACTGTGCCTGTGAGTCCCCATCTTATTCCACAGTGTGCAAATGGTCCTGTGAGAAGTCTTTTCAGTACATCTGCCTTTGCCATGTGCACCTCATCAATTATGATTGTGTTGATGCCTTGTATGGCTTCGAGGAACTCTGTTGTGTGTTCGTCTTTGGCTTTCTTTTCAAGCACGTTTAGGCTTTGCCAGGTTGCTATCGTGTTGTAGCGTCCTAACTCCTTTCGATCGCCGTAGTATACACCAACATCCAAGTTGCAAGTGAGAAAATCTTCTTCGGTTTGTGTGACCAAACTCTTGTTGGGCACGATTGTGAGAGTTCTACCATACGGCTCGACCAGTTGGCACAACGCCGCTGTGATTATGGTCTTACCTGCTCCGGTGGCGATCTCTTGTATGCACTGCGGGTTTTCGATAAACTTGTTGATTGTTTCTACCTGGTAGTCTCGTAGTTCGAGTTTCTGTCCTGCGCAGGGATGATTGTCCGGCCAAGTGATGTGTGATAGGTAGTCCTTATCTACCTTTTTAAATTCAAAGTTATGTTGTTCTCTCCTGTCCTCAAAATCAACATACACCCCTCCGTCCTCTAGTATTGGTAGTATCTGATCGACTAGATTTAGATAGGTTGTGCCTCCCAAGCCAAAAAACGAAACTTTGCCATCCCAACGGCCGAGTTTGACTGCAGGTAAATGCCTTGCATATGGTATCTCGTACTTGAACTTGTTTGACAGTTTCTTACGCCACTCGAGTGACAAGTTTTCAAACTTCACATTTACTTCGTCTTTGATTACTAGTTTACAACTGCTCATTTATACTTTTTCAATCACATGATCATGCCAATCCCAACTGCTGGGTTGATGATCACTATAATACAACTTTTTTGGAAGATTCTCAAGAAGTCTTTTTAGGTTGTCTGTGCCTGTGGCATAATATCCACCACCCAAAGCGATCACCGCCGCTTTTGGTTTTACCTCGCTCTTGATTAGGGAACGTGGTATTCTGTTTCTAACAAATATAACCTTGGTGCTTTCATCTATGAACTTGAACTGCTTACTCATCTGGTGGAGTTCATAAAGATTCTCGAAAAATTCTCTGGGTTTTTGACTATCCACTAAAAACTTTTTCTCGTCAAATTTATCTATTTCTTTCCTGTAAATAGGTTCTTTCAGATCAAAACCCCAAGAACATTCTTTCATCATATCTATTCCTTTTGATTCAAAAACTTTTAACCATTCCCAAAATTCTCTGATCTCTGCTTCTTCATGTACATCGCTGTGGCATGGCATTATTACAGGAAATGCATCTAGTTCTATCAAAGCCTTGACCACTTCTTGCTTAGAATATTCTTTCGAGTTTATCCATAACTTGTGGTAATCGTGATGTGCAATTTTACTTGCCAATCCTGATTCGCTAGGGACAGATATGCTCTTTGATGATATGTAGAAATTTTTTAAACTGTCAACTTGATGTAACAAGGGTTTGTCCTTTAAGTGGGTGTTCCAATATTCTGCCAAAGGTTCACTGGCATTGTCTATCACTATCTTCTCACCGACTAGTCTAGCAGTTGGTTTTCTATGACCCATGATTTCTTTTTTGATTTGTTCGTAGTCATCTAGCAACTCAGGAGTTATAAACTTGAAATCATACCTGACTGCTATCAAGGTTAGGTAGTACGCAGTAACATCAGTGTGAAGAGCAGTCCATTTTTTGGATTCTCCGTCATACTGCAAGTACAAACCAGGCAGGTCCTTTTTGTCCTTTAGGCAACGAATAAGTTGAATAACTTTCTTGTCATAAGGAAATCTAATTTCAATTTTGGTCACTTCGTCTTCGTCTACAAATTTTTCAATGCTTTTCTGAAAGTTTATTACCCTAAAAGCATCGTCATATATTGGGTTGTCCAATAAATTTTTGATGTCCATATGATGGGCCTGGAATTTGGACAGGTATCTCTTAAGAATCACTAGGGCCAATCTGGCCTGTTTTTCGGTCCATGCATACTGCGACTCTGCTAGTGAAGTCACGGTTGATCTGTCCTTAGGATGTGGATTAATCTTGCTTTTTTGTGGATCTCCCCAGAAATATTCATTATATGCTAATATTTTGAGTGCTTCGTTTATTGTTTTTGGCAAATCTGACTGCATTTTAATACTGGTAATTTAGATAATTATTAGTATATTATACTATAATTGGTAATATTGTCAACCATGCAAAGAAGGAAAACACATTCAAAAGTCAGGAGTTTGAAAAAAGAACTTAAACGTAGCCTCGAAACAAGGGGTCGTGTACAAGGTTACAAGCCAACTCCCATGGCGGTGGCTCATTGGTTTACCAAATTAAACACAATGTTGTTTGGTAATAGGCTCGGACGTGTACATATAGAAGTCAAAAAACTTCATAAGGACTGGGGCAGATGTATAGCAAGTTGGGATGGCAGACAAGCACCCAAAGGCAAATTTGACCAACGTAAATTACCACATCATGTGGTCGAAGGATACTACATTCAATTGCACAGCAAATTCCCAACGTGGAAAGACTTTATCGAAACCCTGGCACACGAAATGGTGCACCTGTATCAGATGACAGTATTGAAAGATCCTTATTCGAACCACAATGAAAATTTTTATTCTTTCAGGCCTACTTTTGAGTCTGCTGGTTTAAAACTGTATCGCTAAACTCTGCATAAGAAATAATCTTAGAATTCTTTAGATCTGTACCTGTCTGCAAGTAATTTAAAAATTCGGGAGGGTTATCATGAACAACAGTGTAGTTCACGTAAGGCCTCATTTTCAGCATGTCTCTAAATTGTTTCAACCAACCTTCAAATATAGAATCACTGTGCCTTTCACCGTAACAGGTTGTGTCTTGGTATATGTTGTTCAATTGGTCCTTTCCATACTCTCTGAAGTCATATCCTATCAGGTAGATGTTCTTGTGTCCATGCACACCCGCGGTCCAGAATGCCTGATTGCCTGATATCCAGTGTGGATTGTTAGGAATAAGATGTAACATGCCTTTTGTTTGTTTCCGGTTTACTTCTAAAGCAGGTGCGTAGTGGACAGTCTTAAGTCCTACTTCGTCCTCGACCATCTGCATTGTCATTTTAGTATCAACGGAAAATATGAAATCAGGCATGAAGTCTCGATACAGAGCATTACATCCGTATGTCTGTCCTGTCGACTTCAACAGATTTAGATCAAATTCCTTTCTCGAAGGACCATTACCTATACAGTAAGCATTGCCCTTTGGGGTGGCCTTGACCTTGTCCTCGTAGAACGCTGTCTCTATTATCTTTTGTCCTTTTCTCAATATTGTTCTCACAGTGATAGTTTCGCCTGTGTAGGGTTGCCATTCTATAGGTTCTATGACATTTCGCTGATTTAGGTTGATTCTCATTTGATGTATTTCTCCTCTAGTCTCTTTTTGATCCTACGCCATGGAAGGCCTTCTTCTATTTCTTTTTTGAACCATTCCGTGTATGACAGTTTGTTCGCCCACGTGATCCTGTTTGGCATTGCTGGAGTGTTGATATCTAAAAGTTTGGTGTTACCAACATCGTGGCACAAACTCGACTGAGACACGAAAACCGGAATTCCTTTGATCACGGCTTCTATTGCAGGGTTGGAACTGTGATTTACAACCGCCCACGTTCTCTCGAGAGTTTGTTTAAAATCTGTGTCGTCATAGGTGCGGTAATCTCTTTTTGGTAAACGCACCTTGACGTTCTTGAAATCGTTAGAATTAAATCCTATTTGATTTCTAGGGTGTGGTCGTACTAGAATTGGTCTAGTTGTGTATTTTCTTATTTCCGTGATTTGCTGGGCAATCCAGGTGTCCATCCTTGGCATATCCTTCCATTGTTCTGATGCTTCATGTTGACCGCATATCACAATAATATCTCCTGTAGGATTCCAGGGTCTGAGTTCATGTTTAAACAACGGCCAGCGTTTGTCGTCAAAATCTTGATTGGCAAAATCGGCATCTCTGTTTATTCCGTTGATGCCTATTTTAAAACTTTCATTACGTCTAAGACCTCCGACCTCGATCACTACAACAGGTTTGTTTTGACTGCGGTACTCGTTCCATATCCTATGGTACTGTTCCATCCTGCCTCGCCAAAGCACACTCCATATCACTGCCACGTCAGCGTTGGCACGTTTGTTT